TCAAAAAACGCCCTGTCGCGCCGGCGGCACCACAGAACAGGGATCCTGATGGATGATGACATCCGATCCCGGGAAACGGCGCAAAATAGCCTGCTCCACCTGGTCGGCAATCACGTGCGCCTGTACCAGAGGGAGGTTATCTTCCATTTCCAAATGTATTTGAATAAAGCGAGTCGGCCCTGACTGCCGCGTTCGTAGATCGTGCGCGCCGCTGACGCCGGGCCAGCTATTCACGATACTGATGATTTCCTGACGTTCCTCATCCGGAAGCGCGCGGTCTAATAACGATTGCACCGCGTCGTAACCCATACGCAGCGCGCTATATAAAATATAGATGCCAATCCCTAATGCAAACAGCGCATCGGCGCGGTGCCAGCCGTACCAGGAGAGGCCGAGGGCGATAAGAATAGCGCCGTTCATCATAACATCAGACTGATAATGAAGCATATCCGCACGCACGGCCTGGCTCTGGGTTTTTCTGACCACCCAGCGCTGAAAGGTCACCAGCATCAGGGTGCTTATCAAGGCAATCAGCGTTACCACCATCCCGACGCCTGCCGCCTGCATCGGTTCAGGGCGAATCAGATGCTGGATCCCGGTCAGGAACAGAAACAACGCCGAACCGGAAATAAACATGCTCTGCGCCAGCGCCGCCAGCGATTCCGCTTTCCCATGGCCAAAAGTATGTTCTTCATCAGCGGGTTGTAGCGAGTAACGCACCACCAGCAGGTTGGTCAGCGAGGCGGCAATATCCACCAGCGAATCCACCAGCGCCGCCAGAATACTCACCGAACCGGTATACCACCACGCAAAAATTTTGATCAAAAGTAACACGGAGGCCATCGCCGTCGCGGCAATAGCCGCGCGACTCACCAGCCGCCCATAAGATTGATTCATAAACGCTCCTTTTCCGGCGATGCGCTTAGTATAACCTGAACTTTTACCCGGAAGATGAACGGGCATGCGGCGGCTGAGGCGAAAAAAAGACAAAAAAAAACCCCCACATCATGTGGGGGAAGACAGGGATGGTGTCCAAAAACATCACCCAACTTAATGATATAAAAGGACTTATATCATACGCTGTCCACATAGCGTCCACATTGACTAAAAAGCCCCTCAATTGAGGGGCTTTGTTTTTTCATCCTGCAGGGGTTATAAACACCTTTTAACCCAATGTTTAATAAGGATGTTCCATGCTCAACCTCAAACAGACAATTGCGGCAGCGGCTATCCTGCTCTCTGTCTGCACCTATGCCAATGCTGGCGACATAAAAACACTTCAAAAGCAGTTAAAGCCGTGGCAACCAAAAGAAATCACAACTCAAGAAAACATAATGACGGTGGTACTTCCGGGCAAAGAAATCACGTCAGAAGCGTATAGCCAATTAATTATGTCAGGTGTTTGCACACCGATATGGACACATGATGCACCAGCGTCATATCTTAAAAATATTAAAGAAATCAGTGTGATTAACGAATACAAATCCTTTGGCTATACATTTGAAGACCCGTCAGCAACATGTAATGAAATTGCGCCATTGGCAGACAAGGCTGCACAGAACTTGCTGCTATCAAAAACCCATACCTACACAGGAAAGTAGCCAGCCTTTATAAAACATAAACCCCGCAATTTGCGGGGCTTTTTGTTTGTGGTTACATCCACATAGTTTGTTGACCTGATGGCAACGGATGAGGCCTGACGGCATTAACCTCGCCCGGCTTAACAATGTAACGTTGTACCGACTCATAAGTGATAAACGTCGCACTACAATTCACGTTCTGACACTGATGATAACGCTCTTTTGTCGTATCGGTCATGTAACGACTAGTGCGTGCATGAGCGGCATGTTGGCATAACGGACAATGAAACATATTAAGCACCTCGACGGTTTGGCTGATGCGTTAATTTTATCCAATAAATCCTTACATAACAAATAGATATGCGTTTTATTTATTCACCACTTTCTTCACTGTACTCCACATCAGAGAGCTTAACCTCAAGCTCTAAGCCCGTCGTGTAGCCACTATTATTCAGATTGTGAGTTACCTTACTGATTAGCCATGACTGCTCGTCTATGACGCGCTTAAAGCCTGACACGCGCACCGGTGTCTCAGGGAATAAATCAGCCCGACCGAGCGCCAGCGTAATTGAAAACTCAGCAACGCCTCGCTGCAGCTTATCCCACTTAGCCTGAGCGGCGCGCATCGCCTGCGCTTTTGATGCGTAGACCGTCGTCAGCGCCAGCACGTTATCGGCCTCACCGGCCATATACTCACCCTCGCGGGCTTCCTGCTCTTTTTTGGCCTTTGTCTTTTTGCTGACCGGCTTTGCTTTCGGGTGCTCCAGCGCACGCAGGTGCTTCTCTTTTGGCTTGCGCTTCAATGTCACTTTTTGCTTTTGCGGCTTCGGGTCTTTGGTGTGCAACCATTTCGCGGTTACGCCGGTGTATGCCCCCCGGTCGGCAATGGCAAACTGATGACGGTCACCATCGCTGCGGGTCAGCGTCATTTGTGGGACGGGCTTACCACTGGCCGTCACCGCGCTACCGGCTTTCAGAAACAGCAATTTCCCCGCTTTCACTGACACTGCCGCCCCGTTGCGGTCGGCCAGTCTGGTCAGGAATACCGCGTCGGATTCCTGCGACTGGTCGATATGCGGTACCGGGATTTTTTTTAGCGGCTCCGCGACACTGGCCGTCAGTTTGTTACGCTTTGCGATGGTGCTGACCAGTTCGCCGAGGGTGGTATCGTGCCAGGATTCCTCACGCCGTGAATTGAGCGTTCCGCGAAAGTCTGCGCTACGCGCCCGGATGGTCAGGGTATCTGGCGCCCCTCGGTGCTCAATCTCATCGACCGTGAAATCGCCTTTATTCAGTAATGCCGACCCCTCCCAGCCAAGCCACAGCGTCAGCACCGCCCCGCGCAGGGGTAACTCGACTTTGCCGTCAGTATCGTCGAGCTCGATGTCGAGCTGGTCGGCCTCAAATCCCCGATTGTCTGTCATGGTGAGAGATATCAGTCGGTCGCTAAAATTGCTGGTAATGTCCTGACTGTTCAGCGTCAGCATAAATGCCGGTGCGAGACTGGTACCGGCATTTATGGTCATGCCCGTCATCATACGGCCAGCCCTCCGAGTGTACCCTGCAGCTTATCGGCCAGATTACCGGCAGAGCCGAGAAGCTCACCGGCCTGTTTATTCAGGTCGCCAAACATTGCCGTCAGTGACTCATCGACCCGCTTCAGTGAAAGCGTGAAATCAATCTTTCTGGCCGCACCATCGCTGAAAAACTCGGCGTGTGTGGTTGATACCTTGTCGACAATATACATTCCGAGGATATTGCCGGTTCCCTCAATCAGCGGCCATGCTCTGCCCTCGTCGGCCATCAACTCGACGGCCTGCAGTGAAATACGACCGCCGGTAATAGCGGGGTAAAGCGTGCCGGCAAGTTGGATCGAGGTTTCACCCTCGCCGAGAAATTGATATGCAGGCGGTTTGCCTACCCGGTCGTTAGACGCCCAGCGATAATCCTTCGAGTGCTGCATCGACTGATAAGGCAGGGTGCGGCGTTCAAATACAAACATGCCGAGAGCAAGCATCATCGTTTAATTCTCCCTTAGTCGTGGCTCATGCTGGCGCGCTGACGCGCACGTTTTTCGCGCTCAATTTGTTCGAGCGTGTCGCGTAGCTGGCGGTCGAGTTGATGCCCCGGCGCGACACCGCCCGGTAGCGTAATGTTGTATTCGCTTTTGCTCTGGTCGATGTAAGAGCGTCCCGCCGGTGCGGTAACGGGCTGATAAGCCTGATACCCGCCATAGGTGCTGGTCGCCGGTATGTAAGAATTCCCCTGCGTGGCGGCGTTGGTTTTGGCGGCGGTCTGGTCGAGGCTGTCCGATTCTTTGTTGATGATGCCGAGCTTTTCGAGAAGCCAGTCGACACCGCTGCGTAGCTTGTTGAAAACGTTCAGCGGTGCCATCAGCGCTGAGGCCAGCGCCTGACCGAAAATAACGCCAGCATTTTTACAACTATCGAGCGTCTCCTGCGTAGCTTTGACCGGTGCAATCAGGTCTTTAAACCATTGCCAGACGCCGCGAAGTTTCTCTCCGAGGCCGTCAAAAATAGGTGCCAGTGGAGCGAACATTTCCCCGACCGGCGCAAAGGCACTCATAATGCCCTCTATCACTCCTGAGAAAAATGCGCTGATGGGCTCCCAATATTTACGGATAAGTAGCGCCCCGGCCACAATCGCCGCCCCGACGACCACAATCGGCCAGGTGATTGCACCGAGCGCGGTTACAATGGCACTACCGGCAACAGTCAAGGCCGTACCCATCACGCCAGCGGCGGCAATGATGGCATTAATCCCCATGACTACCGGCCACGCAACGAGACCAATGCCGCCGATGACACCAATAAGAGCTAGCGCACCACCGGCAATAATGCCGATGGTTTCCGCCAGCCCTTTATTTTTCTGGATCCAACCGTCGAGCTTTAACACGTATTTTGTGGCGGTCTGAGTGAGTTTGCGCAGTGAGCCCTCTTGCTGGTCAAAAAGGTCGGTACCGACAGCCTCATAAGCAGACTGAAATTCTTTAAAGTCGCCGCCGAGGTTATCCTGCATCACCTTGACCAGTTCCTCGGTTTTACCATCCGAGGCTTTAAACGCGGCGGTGAGCTGGTCAAGTTTGCCGCTTGAGGCAGCTTCCATCAGTACCGCCGCCGCCGAGCTGGCCTCCTCGCCAAAAATGGTTTTCATGTACTCGCCGCGCTGGCTTGTCCCGAGGTTGTTTTTCTCAAAGCTGCGCTGCATTTCTTTCAGGATGGAGAATATCGGGCGCGTGTTCCCCTTGCTGTCGGATGTTTTGACGCCGAGCTCCTTAATGGCTTCAAACGCTTTTCCGGTGGGAGCCTGCAGGCGGCTGAGGATGGCGCGGCTACCCGTACCCGCCATTGACCCGGTAATTTTGGCGTCGTGCAGCGCACCGACCATTGCGGCGGTTTGCTCAATGCTCACCCCGGCATTTTTCGCTACCGGCGCGGCATAGGTCAGCGCGTCGCTCAGTCCGTCAAAATCGGCGGCGGTTTTATTCATTACCGTAGACAGTACGTCACCAATATGCGCAACCTTGTCATTGGAAAGCTGAAACGCAGAGCGCATCCCCATCAACAGCGCGGCGTTTTCTTCCATTGTTCGACGATTAGCTAGCGCCATATTCAGCGTGACTGGCGTCGCCGCCTGAATGGCAGCAGCGTCACCACCACTTTTCGCAATGATAATTTGCGCGCTCGCGGCGTCATCTGCAGAGGCGGCAGTATTGTCGCCAAGCTGGCGAGCCTGTTTGCGTAGCGCCTGCATTTCTGGCGACTGCTTATCAACCCCGAGTACGGCCTGCAGCTCGGAATTTTTCTGCGCAAAGTCATAACCGGGCATCAGCAATTTAACACCGGCCATCGTTCCCGCCGCTGCAATGCCGACACCTGCCGCGCCAACCGATGCAGCATTACCAGCAAGCTCCTTACCTGACTGGTATCGGGCTTTGATACGACTTAGTTTTGCCTGCTGCGCACTGACGCGCGCCAGTGCCTCACGCTGGCGGTTAAGCTGCGCCGTCGTTTCGCTAATGGAGGTTTTGAGCCGACGCTCATCAGCAGACAGGGTGCGGGTATTGATACCGGCCTGCATCAGCTCTGAGCGCTGTCGCTGTACCGATGTTCTCAGGCTGTTGTATTTCGTCTGCAGCTCAGAGGCGGCGCGTTTCGCCGCTTCGAGCGCCTGCGCCTGCGCGCGGGTCGGACTGGTCGTGTTTTTAAACTGCACGGCCAGCTCACCGGCTTCGCGTTTGGCTTTTTCAAGTGACTGACTGGTCACGGCCAGTTGCGCACTGGCCTTGCGAAATCCGTCGATTTTCGACGCCTGCGCGTTCAGGGTGCGCAGGTCTTTTTGTGTATCGCGAATATCGCCCGAGAGGGTTTTACTCGCGGTCTGGATAGATTTAAGCGGTCGGGTCGCCTGGTCGACCGCTTTCAGCAACACCTCAAGCCTCAGGTTATTACTCATTGTGGTTTCCGCTCCGCTGTAATGCCTTTTCGCGAAATGTGATGAGCTCATTCAGGCTCAGTGAGTAGAGGTCTGTTTTCGACCAGTGGAATATCACAGCGATATCCGCCATCAGGTCATCGGTCGACAGGTCGGGTGGAAAATCTATCCCACCGAAGCCGGTGACAAAAAACCAATCACCTTACCGGCAAGCTGCAGCATATCGGGCAGATTCATTGCGGTAAGCTCCTGCGCCGTAAGTGCGGGATAGGTCATGCGGGGCAGGACTTTAATCAGCGCATCGACTTCAGACTGCGCCACCGCCGCCAGACTGACACCGCGCAGGGTACCGGCGTTCGGCTCAATCAGGGTGACTTTCTCAATTGTCTGACCGGCGCGCTTGATTGGCTTGTCGAGGGTCACGACATTCGGGTTTACGGTGTCAATTTCATTGCCAGCCGTATCAACAAATTCAGGGGTTTTACGTGGTGCTTTTGCCATGATGTTTTTCTCTGCTCAGAAAGGGATTAATAACCGGCCAGCAGTGCTGACCGGTCAGGAGATTACAGCCCGATTGCGCGGCGGTGCTGTTCCAGACGGTCTACGCCGTTCACCTTCTCGACCATGTTGACGGTGTCGATTTCGATGACGTCGCTACCATCAATCGTGAGGCGGTAGTAGGTGCAGACGGTCGACAGTTTGGTCGAGGTGTTTTCACCCTGTTTATTCTCGCCGCCGTCGATTTCTTTGTGACGGCCGCGCATGACCACCTCAACGGCAACAATTTCGCCGGTGTCGTCGCGCTGGTAAGAGCCAGCAAAACGCAGCGGCACAGCATCGGCACCCGGCGCGGCATACTGCGCAAAGAGCGCCACATCAGGCAGGCCACCGACAGACCACTCGACGGTGAGCGCATCGTCATCGAGACCGAGGTCAATCGCCGCCGCGCCGTTCATACCGCCGCCGCGATAGTTTTCGAGCTTGCGGGTCAGTTTCGGCAGCGTCACGGATTCAACAACGCCCATGTAGCTCAGGCCATCATTGAACATGTTCAGATATTTAAGTTTGCGGGGTAGTGCCATGTTGTTTCAGGCTCCTTAGCTGTTGACCGATTCGGCCAGATTGACCAGATATTTATCGGTAATACGCTGGCGCAGGGTCAGGCTTTCCAGCGGGGGAACCGGCGTATAGTCGTAATCGATATACAGTTTCCCGCCTTTCAGGTTCTCTTTATCGTTCGATTCCTCATCGAACCAGCATTCACCATCCACGATGTAGCCATTCGATTTCAGCTCGCGGAATTTGGCGTTAATGCCGTCAACAATGTCGCGGATAAGCGATGCGGTGATGGGTTTATCGACCGCCCACAGGTGCGCCTCGGCCATCGTGTCGGCCAGTACCTGCGCGGTGCGGGTGTAGTTCTCAAACAGGAAAAGCGGGTCATCAGAGCAGGTGCGGTTACCCCAGAAGCGGAAACCATCTTTGCGCACCAGTGTCGTGACCCCGGCCTCGTTGAGCAGGTCAGCATCGGTGCCGGATGCCTGCAAATCCCAGAAGACAGAGGCGCTGATGCCGGTGACGCCCTGCACGCCCACGTTAGACAGGGTTTTGTGCCAGCCGATTGTCTGGTCGATATAGGCGCGCAGGCCGAGTGCGCGCGCGGTGGCGTAGGCTGTTGCGGTGGCATTCGTGGTGGTGTCCCACGCAAGGAAGTCAGGCCAGATAACCATCAGCTCACGCTGACTGAAATTCTCGCGGTATTTGATGGCATCAGAAAGGGTTTTACAGCCCCATGCACTGACGTAACCAAACGCACGCAGGCTGATACACACCGAGGCGAGTGCGGTTGCGACTTCCTGCGTATCGAGACCCGGCACGCCGAGAATACGCGGCTTGACGCCGGTGACCGCCTCGGCGGTTAACAGCGCCTTGATACCGGTATATTTACCGTTATCATCCGTGCCGCCGATGATGTTCGAAATGGTCTGCGCTTCGGCGTCCTCTCCGGTACCTTCGGCAACACGCACGACGACGGTGACGGGTTTTGACTGGTCGGCGATGGCCTGCAGTGAGGTTGCCAGCGTGCCTTGTTTACCGGCTTTCGCAATAGCGCTCTGCACATTGGTAATCAGCACCGGCTCGTTGAGGGGGAATGTTGCGCTGTCCGCATCGCTGGCCGTGCAGACCATACCGACGACAGCGGTCGCAACGGTGGAAATGACGCGGGTGCCGTCGTTAATTTCAAGCACCTGCACGCCGTGGTGAAAATCACTCATCCGGGTAACTCCGTGGTTAGTGGGTGAGTAATATTTTCTGTTGTGTGGTGGGGGCGGGCTATGTAATGGCGATGGCTGGCTGATGGTACAAAAGAAGGGCATAAAAAAGACGGGCATCAGCCCGCCTTGCATTATTCCGGCCTGACCGGCCACTCGATATCCGGCGCACCCTCGGTGCTTACCGCCTGAATGTCCTTAATGTAATTCATCCAGATAATCAGGCTGGCCTTGTCATCATCACTGATGATGCCGAGCTGCAGCTCTGTTTGCCATCCGGTGATTTGCTGCTGCGCCTCAGAAAGCAGAGCCTGCTTTTGCTGTTCTGCAACGGCAATCTCATCAGCATGTTGCGCCGCCGTGTCGGTCACCCACTGGCTACCGTCCCATTTATCATACGCCGTGACAGGTGCCACTAACGTCAGCGTATCCGGTAGCTCGCCGAGAAAAGCGATGATTTCCGGTTGCCCGGTCTCAGTGCTGTAAGCCGTTAAACCGCGATAATCCGCAATGGTTTCCCACTGTTTTTCATCGGCGCTGCGCACCAGTGCAAAACCGTCACCCGGTAAATCTGGTTTATCGGCATAACCGAAAGCAGGCAGACCCACGCCCGCGGCTAAATATTCCATTGTTACCGACTGAAACTCGCGTTGATGAGGCTCCACGTTGTACACCGTGAGCCAGCCAGCAACGGTAGCAATGCCGCTTTTATTCAGTTTTGCCGTAGGTAAATCAGTGTTGTATTTGTTCATTATGCTGCTCTCACAATGTAGTTAAATGCGATGTTGCGTGGTCGGTTTTCTGATGCGGTGGGGACGACACGTGAGGCGTCAAAGCCATAGGTATGCACGTCGTGAAACGTATTTTCACCACCCCAATGCACCCATGAAGTGTTTGCCGGGACTGATTTATCATAAAATGCGCCACCCTCAGCCCCCAGAGCATTAATTACGCCGGTGATATTTCTGATAGCGTCGCCCTGCGTTGACAGAAGAGTTCGACCCGCATCCACTCCGCGTCCGGCGTCCCAGCCACGAATAAACTCACTGCGCATGTCGGGTAATTTGCCGGATGGGTATGCCGCAGCCAGGCGGGGATACATTACCTTGTCAAAGGCTGCACCATTGCAGATAAGCCACCTAAACGGTGCTATCGCCAGAGGCCACGGCAGAGGAATACCAACAGGGCAAATGTCAGCCCCATTTATGGTAAAGCTGCCGTCCTGCCGGAACTCGACCCAGGCAGTGGTATCCCCTCCCTTGATTTCAAAGCCGAGAAAAGCCATCTTCCCCACCATTTCGGTGAATCTGATTTTTCCGTACTGCTCACCAACGCCCAGCATAAACAGGCCGTCAGTCTGATTAAATTTCTGACTTCCATCGGTGTAGGAATACACTCCACTTTTGGTGATGGCGTCCTTTCCGGGCACATTGAGATTTTTTGTGGTGAACTTGTCAGTAAACCAGCCATCAGCATTGCCCTGCATTTGCATGGTGCTGTCATTGCTGGCGATAGGGCGTAAAAATACACCCGCTTTCGTTCCCGCACCCGACTCGCTGCTGATAACCAGTGCATTATTCGCGTTATCCCTCATCACAGTTGACGCACCGAGAGTGATAAGGGATTCCGTTCCCGTTTTACCGACCTGCAGCGCCCCCGAAACACCGAGGCGCCCGGTAATATCACCACCGGCTAAAGAGAGGTATTTCGACAGTTCGTCCTGATTACCGACCCGCATCAATGTCCATCCGCTAGTCGTATTGTTATATCGGGTACCGATAAAAGAGATATTCCCTGCGTTGTGAGAAATAAAAATAACGGTGCACCCGTAGCTGTTATCCCTGACACCTAAACAATGCGCGTAAACATACTCCCCTTTACCGTTTGGCAGACCGGTAGGGATATTGGTACAACTCTCCATTTTGAGGAGCAAAGACTCACCGGCGCGGAAAATACGTGTTTTAAAATCAATCGCAGTGGTGCTGATTTTATCCGCGCCCAGACCAAAGCCACCGACGCCAATAACATTACCTGCCTCTGTTCCGACGTCTTTTGTCGCTGCGCTTCCCAACTCCAGCGAGCCGCGCGCTTTTGATTTGTCGGTCAGTTCTGACAGGTTATTTTTTGCCTGCAAATACTGAGCATGCGGGTTAGCCTCCGCAATGTGATTTTTCATCAGCTCATCGGCATAACCCTTAACCTCGATGGCTTTATCGTCGACATACTGACGGGTTGCCAGCACGACCGACGGGTCGATTTTTAGCGTGATGGCCGTCGTACTGGAGACAATCAGAATCATGCGAATGGTCTGCGTGCGGCCGCTCCCCTCCGCCAGTTTCGGCTTGTAGGTTTCGGGGCAGTTCGCCACGGCAATCAGTACGCCATCATCATCATAGAGACCAATCTCGCGGATCCAGAAACCACCCTCATTCTCGGGAATAATTTGTTCCGCGATAATCTGGCTGGCATTGGCCGGGTCAACGGTCAGCATATTGAGCGGCGCGATGCGCTGCTGGTTGATAAGCGCTGTTTGTGCCGGGTCTGGCGTGGGTAATTTGCCGTTGGCATCGCCCACGGCCATTTGCGTCAGATTCAGCTTAGTGCCAAGTGCGGTCGCGTTCGCCAGCCGTGCCGCGCCCTGATTGGTCAGAATGGCATAATATTTTGCTGTCATGCGTTCACTCTCAGGTTATCAATCAAATGGATAGCCGAGGCCGGATAAATACCGCCACCGACAATAATTTCTTCAGGCATATAGGGGTAAACCGTCAGTGCATCACCGTGATAACAGGCCGCGCCCACATACAGCTCGCCGGTTGAGCTCAGACTGATAGCCAGCCCGGTCAGGTGACGGCTTGCCGGTTTGGCGTCTTCAATCAGGCGCTCAAGCTCCTGATACATTTCCTCAGTGATACCGCTATCGAGCACACCAACAACGAGGCGGAATGTGCCTGGCTCCTCGTTGAGCTTCCACCACTCGCGCACCTCAATCAGATAGCCGAGCGGCTCAACCACCCGGCGCAATGCGCTGATGGTGCCTTTGTGCTGATGGACAAAAAACGAGGAGGCACAAACACTGCGCTTTGTCGCCTCCGGCCACGTCTCATCCCACCGGTCAACCGACAGTGCCCACGCCAGATAAGGCAGCAGATTGACCGGGCAGGTGCGCCAGTTCCATAACGTGCGCAACGGTACCGGCACGCGCTGAATCTCAGCGAGCGCGGCAGCGGCGGCAACTTCCAGCGGCGACGAGCCGACGGGTAACAGCCGGTCACTCATCTGAGCCCCCGATAGTTATCCGGTGTTCGGTACAGTTCGACGCCTGCGACTTACTCAGCACGATATCGGCCTGCGGTGATGCCAGTTCGACACGCTGCACCCCTTCGACATGCAGCGCGGCATAAATGGCAGACAGCCGGATATCGCGCCCGAGACGGTGCTGCGCGCTGATGTAGCTCTGCAGCTTCTGCTCTGATGCCTGCCTGATAGGCTCAGACTCGGGGCCGGGGTAAACGTAGAGCGTCGCGTCAATCTGGTACGGCACAATCTCGGCTGACTGGACGGTCACCCGGTCGGCCACCGGGCGCACATCTTCGGCATTCAGCGCTTTATCAACAATCGCCAGCAGGTCAGCGCTGGCGGTACCGTCACCCTCACGTGATAACACGGTAATCGTCACACAGGCTGGCGACGGGCTTTCGACCGAGACGTCAGCGACCCGCCCGTCGGCGCTGCGGCCGTGATATTCATATGCACCGACCGGACCCGCCACGCTCAATCCCTCAAACGCCTGTTGCGTGCGCAGGCGCAGGTCGGTGTCGGATTCCATAACGGCAGGCGTCGGCGGGATAGTGGTGTCATCTGCCAGTGTGATGGTGAGACGCTCGGTATTATTGTTTCCGGCCACGACGTCGAGGTCGTTACCGGTTGAATACGCCAGCGTCACCGCCTGCGCGGCTTCGTTCACCCGCTGACGCCAGATAACCTCACGGTAGGCGTTTTCCTGCAGCAGCTTAACAATTGGTTCTGACTCAAGCGTCAGCGTCCGGGCGATGGCCTCCTGCTGGTCTTCGGGATAAAGTGAAATCAGCGTCGCAATGCGTTCCGCAAGGATGGTTTCATAATCCAGCACCTCAACCACATCGGGGACAGGTAACTGACTCAGGTCAACAGTTGCCATAGTGATTTAACTCAGTGAAAGGGTGGTAGAAACTGACGCGCCGGTATCGGTTCGCGCCCCGGTAATATCGACATACATTTCGCCAGCCTCGCCGGTCTCAAAGCTGATGGCGGTCAGGCGTATGCGTGGCTCCCACTTCTGGATCGCCGAGTAACACGCCACCATGATTTGCAGCCTCAGCGCGGGGGTTTGCGGCATATCAATCAGCGCCGACAGGAGCGAGCCATATTCACGGCGCATCACCCGCGAGCCGACCGGCGTCAGCAGAATGTCGCGCATGCTCTGGCTGATGTGCTCAGTGTCACTGATAGCAAGGCCGGTATTGCGGTTCATACCCTGATAGCGCGCCGTCATTTGGTGCCCTCCGTCCAGCTACCGCCTTTTTGCACGCTGCCGTGACCGTGGTCATCCACTTGCACGCCATTTGATTTAAATGTCCCTTCGGTGTGCTCAATGTTGCCGCGCATGGTGCCGCCTTTCTGCACCTCAATCGTGCCGGTGGTCAGCTTGTTGGTACACACAACCTCGGGGGTATCAAGGGTGATGCGGGTCTCCGCTTTCACCAGCACGACCGGCACGGTCGCAGTGATGGAATCCGATGCCGTCACGTCAGCCGTTTTGATGCCGCTAACCGTCAGCGCGCCGGTCTCTGGCTCATATTCAATCACCGCGCCATCAGGGAAAGTCACGTGCCACGCATCCGCCGAGGCAGACGGGGCGGGGTTATCATCGGAGAAAATACCCGGCAGCACGAAAGCGGTATCGAGCTCGCCACCAATAGCCAGCAGCAGCACCTGCTCACCCACCGAGGGCGCCCACCACGTGCGCGAACGACCGGCGCGGGTGGTCAGCCAGTTCAGCCATGTAGTCTGGATCCCGCCACTCTGCACCCGGCAAAGCCCCTGCGCGGTGTCGACCTCAGTCACCACACCTGAGCGAATGAGGTTGCGAATTGCGCGCGCGAGTTCCTGTATCGTGGATAACGTATTCATATCGCAAGGATGCCTCGGGTCTGAATCCGCGCCAATCGGGGCGGATTTGATGGGGGATGGCACAATATTTATTTGCCGAGGTGGCTGATAATGACGTCCTCTATCATCTGCTCATCATCACGGGTAAAGCCGAGCAACGTGCGCGCCTCGTACTGCACGTCGCGGCTGTGGGGGTTTGGCCGGTCTTTGAGGCCGTAGTGATGCACCCGCGCCATGCGCTGCACTTTGCCGGTAAACTCCACCACTGCCGCACTGTCGCTGCCTTTGGCTTTCATAAAGCGGTTAGTGCGCAGTTTGGCGAACATTTCGCGCTTAATACGACCTTTCTTGCTCCGCACCGGCTGGCGCTTTCGCGCGGCATACGGGGTGCCGTCGGGTGCCTGCTGTCGCTTTATGCGTTGCTGCTGACTGGCGCGCAGCTTTTTCGCAATGTCAGCCGCCATTTGCCGACGCGCCGCCGGTGACAGGCTGGCAATCAGACCGGCAAGGCGCTCCTGCAGCGCGGTTAACTCACTCATCCCACTTACTCACCAGTTCGCCGTTAACGTACAGCTCGACCGGGCGCGTCACCGGCTCAGGCAGCGGCGGCTCAGGGGCATAACTGACATGCAGCGCGCCGTCGACCTCTTTGACGAGCGTGCGCTCGGTGAGCCTCAGGCTGATACTGATATCGAGCGAATCGTCGTTATTGATATCAATAATCCAGGTGAATCCCTTTTCCCGCCCCTCGTCGGTGGTCATGATGTCTGGCTGATGTTCGCGCAGCCATGCCTGCACCGGGACGAAAATCAAATCGAGGTCACCGGTGAAGTCGGTCACCACTACATTAAGCACGTACACCTTTTCAAACGACAGCGAGCTCGCCAGTCGGGAATCGGTATGCCCGTTATCGGCGAAAAGGCGCAGCATATCGGGGTTATTTCTGAGCTGCGGCACGGCGTTAATCAGCGCTTTGCGCAGGCTTTTGTGCTTCTGCATCGAGTTCATCCTGACAGTGTTTGACGGTTTTGACCTGCAGCGCGCAGGCGGTCAGCGCTCCCTCAAGGCGGCGTATATCCGCGCTCAGGTCGCCATTCGTTTTCGGGTCACTTCCCGGCATCGGGCAAAGGCTCACCCTCGGGCATCCGTTGACCACAATCACCGGCGCTGGCGCAGGCGGCGCGGGTGTGCAGCCGACGCACAGCATCAGGCAGAGCAGCGTTATACCAGCGGCGAAAGGCTTCATTTTCATTGAGTAACCTCGTAATCGTCTGCTCACGGCGACTGGCTTCTGCACTGGCCTCTGCGAGCTGTTCGCGCAGTGCTACCTGCGCGGATTCATTACGTCTGGCGAGCTGACCGGCGACACTGAGCTGATTTTTCAGCATGCCAATCGTCGTCTTTTGCTCGCTCGCGACACGGTTTGCCGCCTCAAAGGCGCGGGATAAATTGCCGTTCTCATGGCGTAACCACAGCAGACCAAGCACGGCCAGTACAAGGAGCGTTATCAGGATTTTCATGCCATCACCCCGCCAGCCGTGCGCCAGACAGTCACTAGTTTTTCGAGACTGTGCTCACGCTGGCCATAACCGGCACCCGGTAATGACGCCCAGATATTGCGGCAGCGGGAAATTGCACGTTCAATACGCCCCGCCTTAATATCATCAATCGCGCCACGCTCCCGGATTAACTGAATCGCAAGTTTGTCCTGCGACAGTGGGCTGAAATCCGGTAAGGCGAGCTGTTTCTGATAGTGCGGCCAGTATCGATAAAGCTGTTGATAACGCCCGGATGCCGTGGACTTTTCGCCCAGACGGTTAAACACTTTCGCGGGTCGACCATGCGCGAACGGGTGGTCGCTGTAGTCGCTGAAAATCTCCGGCTTGCCATCAAGGCCAGTGACAATGACGTCGTAACCACGATTTTTTGTCAGCGGATGCGTCGCCGTTCCCTCTGAATACGCCAGCATGTCCAGAAACGCGGCGATATTCTGATGAGTATTAATGACCGGCATCACTCTCCCCCTTTTGCGATTTAAAGCGGCGCTGAATGGCGATTTCCACGACCTGATAACCGGCGATGCCAAGCATGGATCCAATTCCACAGATAGCAGGCAGTGACATATCAGGAAATTGCACCAGAACGACACCGGCGACCATCGAGACAAAACCACCGAGCAACATGCGACCGATAAACAGGCGCGGGGTGATGGGCTCACCACCGGCCAGCACTTTTCCGACAACAATCATCGCGCCAATCAAAAACAACGACAGGACGCCTTTTTCACCTTCTGTCATGGTTACTCCCAAAGATTGATAGTTTCAGTTACGGGTGACGATGCCACGTCGGGCAGGTCAATCGCCGTGCCATGCGGCAGAATGACGCCCAGCTCAGACAGGCCGGGATTAGCCTGCAGCACCGTCTCGACAACGCCCTCAGTGCGCCCGTAATACCTGGCGCAAAGCGCGTCGAGGGTATCGCCCTGCATCGCATAGGCTTTCATCAGAGCTGACCCACGATGCAGCGTGGCTTATCCTGCAGGCGCGCAACCGACCAGCGCATATCCCGCCACAGGTCATCAATGGTGGTTTCGACGCTGTCGGCTTTTTTGTCACCCTTGCCGGTAGCCTCAACGCCGCGATAACGCTCATAGAGGGTGGCGGTTGTCATCGCCGTTACGGCGCTCAGGTAGTGGAAAACGCGCACATTCTCGCCGTCGATTTCCTCGGCGTCAGGCACGTCGGCCAGCCGCTTAAACCCTGCGGCAAGCTGGCGCAGCCGGTAGTCGTAAAGCTCCGCATTGGTTTCCGCCATGCCGGTCTTGATGGCGTTGCGCAGGCGCGCATCGGAAACCGTCTGCTCAAGGCGCATCAGCTCGCGCACCCGCTTCGGATCCACATCAGGAAAAAAGAACGTGTTTTTAATCACTGCGTCGCCCGTCTCAGGGGCGGGAATCACCACGCCCGGAATGTCCTGCTGTTCATCGGGCTGATTCAGTATCACTGTCGTCATGACAACCTCGTTAGGTTGGGCGGTGGACGCCGGTCGCCGTCAGGGTCAATACCCGCTTTGACCGGCGTGCCGCCCGGCTCGGGGAGCGTTCAGTTAACCGGCGGTTTTAACCGCCTTTGGTGGACGCCCGCGCTTTGCCGCCGGTTTGGTGGCAGGTTTGCGCGTGCGCGGTTTAGTCGTTTTACGGGGTGCCGTTTCTGGTTTTGGCTTTAATGCGCGTTCCAGTTGCTCAATCGCTTTGCGTACACCGCCGTTGCGGTCGAGCTGCATAGCGCGCTGAAACTGTGCCAGCGCCTCCGCGCTCTGACCGGCATCGCGCAGGGTCAGGCCGGTCACTTTATGCAGACGGGCGCGCACCATATCGGGAACGTCGGCACCGTCGGTCAGGTCGATGGTGGTCAGCAGTAATGCGAGGTCGACAGGCTCACCGGCATCGCGCAGGCGCTGTGCGGCAAGTGCCACCTCTTCAACCAGCATGTAAGGCGTCGTGCGGCGATGGTCAGAGGTGAGGCCGTATTTCAGCGCATAAGGGGCTATTTCCAGCGCGCCAGCGATATCACCGGCATCGAGACGCCACAGCATGACGGTCATTACAATGTCATCCTGTGCACCACGGCCATCAGCCAGCACACCGGCGACCCACGGCGCATAGAACGGCAACAGCTCGCGCTTTTTCTCGGCTTTGCGCTCATTTGAACGGATGTTTTTTAACGTGCGGCGGTCTTCGGCCAGCTTTACCAGCATCTGCTCGTAGGCGGTTGCATGGCGCAGCGGGGCTTTTTCCCGCTGCGCGGCTTCTGAGGCCGAGACCCGCATCATGTGACGCTGTGCGGGGCTCGTCATGGGTTTACTCTCCGCTTTCCGGTGCTGCAGGCGCGGTGAAATCGCCCAGGGTGATATTTTCCAGCAGGCACCCGGCGGCATACGCCTCGACCACATAATCGATGTTCATCGACTCGTAGTTTTCCACGCGGTCTTTTTTCGGGTTCTCATCAATGCTGCGGCGATGGCTCTCATCCATGAAGTAGATAGAGAGGTTTTCCAGCGTGGTCACGAATACCGCATTCGCCGGGAAGTACGGCACGCGCACGGCTGGCAGGTTGCCGATGCGCTTCTGGCTGATGATGATATCGGCCGCGAGCGATTCGCTGTTTTCCTGCTGTTTGTTAACCAGCGGGAAATATTTGTCGGCCAGCAGCTTACGACCAACGATAGCGACGAGTTTCGGGTCATCCTGATAAATCTCGTCAATCAGGGTGTTAGTGCCATCCATCACCAGCGCGTCGAGGTTCTCATAGTCGCCGTTTTTACCGACACGAATCACATCAGATACGACCTTACCCTCAGCATCGGTGATTTTGCTCATCACGCGCGCCGGGGCTTCATTGCGGTACTTCTGCAGCCAGCCGACGGCCACATCCTGCAGCATCGGGTTTTTGATGCGGTCTGAAGTATCAGCGCGGGTGATGCCATTAAAACCGGCCATGATGAAATCCAGTGCCTGACGCTGGACAATGGCGTCGCGAATGCGGCGCTGGAAATCCTGAAAACGCGCCCACAGGTCGAGGCGCTTATAGGTCAGGTGGAAGTCAAAGTTAATCTGATTGCACTCGTACTTGTTGGACTCAAGCGCGGTGAAATCTGCGGTCTGGCGTTCTTTGTCCCCCGAGGTGTCGGTCGTGCTGGCGATAGTGCCGGTCACACCGACGCCGATTTTCTCGCCCTTCATTTCTGCGACCGGCAGAATGTTAATCATCTGCAGAAAAGCGGATGACGCCTGCACGGTGTTCATCAGGGTTTGCGTAACGGACGGCTCGACGGTAAATTTTTTACTGATGTCATCAACGCTGATGCCGTTCAGTTTGGCGAGCTGGCTCAGATAGGCATTGAATTTAAAACGGGTTTCCTGACGCATAGTATTTCCTGTATGAATTAATGGATTAGTCACAGCATCGGGCGGGGTCGCCGCCCGGTTTCAGACCTGCGGGTTATCAGCAGTCGGTCAGCAACTCATCGCCACCGCCGCCGCTGGCTTTTGCGCGTCGCGGCTGGCTGAAACTTTCGGTTTTATCGAGGGTGATTTTCAGGACGGAAAATGCCTGGCTGGTTTCTTCAACCTTGCCGGTCAGTTCCTGTTTCAGGGTGGAAAATGCGGTTTCCATATCGGAAATACGCTTATCCTGTGCGGTCAGATTGGTCTGCACATGCTCGCTGACGGTGGTCACCGCTTCATGCACATCATTCAGGCGCGCATCGTCACTGACCTGTTTGCGGCTGAAAATGGCGCTAACCTTATCAACCAGGCTGTTGAGTACCGTGCCGGGAACGTCTTCAAATTCCAGTTCCGCCAGTGTGGCAACAGAAAAGACGTTTTCAGGATTGGCCTTAAAGCGCTGCAGCGGGTTGTATTTCGCGTTGCGGCAGAATTCGAGATATTCAGTGCCGAGGCTCGCCGGGTCATCGGTGACCGCAAGGCCGACGAGATAGCATTTGCCGGTATTAGCAAAATTCGGCTGAATTTCCATTGAGGTGTAGACCTTCTGCCCGGCTTTATTCAGCGCGATAAGGTCGTCGGTCGGGGAAATTTTGGAATACAACGCCCATTTGCCGTTCAGCGCGGAATCGTCGTTAATCTTCTCTGCTTTCAACTCGGCCACATCGCCATAGCGCTTGAATACGCCATCAGGCAGCAGACCGCGAATGTGTTCGAGATTGATGCGGCAACCATAGACGCGCGGGTCATAGGTTTCGGCCATTTCCTGAATATCATTACCGCTGAGAATTCGCCCGTCGCAGGTGTCACCCTCGACGCCGATACGAAAGAACTTTGAGACTTTTTTTGCCATTGTCAGGAGTCCTGAGGTTGTGGTTACGGGTCACCGCCAGTTTCCAGACTCAGACCACCCTCAGCCACCTGTCACGACTGGACAACCGCCCACACAACAGCACCTTAGCGAATCACTGACGGCCATTAAGTAGCCTTGCCCTGAATCCATTACGGCGAGGCATCAATGACCATTTCCACCGATACAACCTTGTTGCATGACCCGCGACGACAGGCATCGCTGCTTTACTGGCAGGGATTTTCCGTGCCACAGATTGCCGAAATACTGCAGGTCAAACGCCCGACCGTGCAGAGCTGGAAGCAGCGCGACGGCTGGGACGGTATTGCACCGATTTCCCGCGTCGAAAGCAGCCTTGAGGCGCGTCTGATTCAGCTCATCGTTAAGCCACAAAAGTCAGGCGGCGACTTCAAAGAGATTGACCTGCTCGGGCGGCAGATTGAGCGACTGGCGCGCGTTAACCGCTACAGCCAGACCGGCAACGAGGTCGACCTTAACCCCAACGTTGCCAACCGCAACAAAGGTGAGCGTAAAAAGCCGAAAAAGAACTTTTTCAGCGACGAGGCTATCGCAAAGCTGGAAGAAATATTCTTCGACCAGTCTTTCGAGTATCAGCTGCAGTGGTACCGCGCAGGGCTGGCGCACCGTATTCGCGATATTCTCAAATCCCGCCAGATTGGCGCGACGTTCTATTTCTCCCGCGAGGCACTGCTGCGCGCACTCAAAACCGGCCATAACCAGATTTTCCTGTCAGCCAGTAAAACGCAGGCTTACGTGTTCCGCGAGTACATCATCCAGTTTGCGCGACTGGTCGACGTCGACCTGACCGGCGACCCGATTGTCATCGGCAATAACGGCGCAAAACTGATTTTTCTCGGTACCAATTCCAACACGGCGCAGAGCCATAACGGCGACCTGTATGTCGACGAAATTTTCTGGATCCCGAACTTTCAGCGGCTGCGCAAAGTCGCCTCGGGCATGGCCTCGCAAAAACACCTGCGCTCAACCTATTTTTCGACGCCCTCCACGCTGGCGCATGGCGCTTACCCCTTCTGGTCTGGCGAACTGTTCAACAAGGGGCGCAGCAGTATCGCCGAGCGTATCGATATCGATATCAGCCATACCGCGCTCGCCGGTGGTCAGCTCTGCGACGATGGACAGTGGCGGCAGATTGTCACCATTGAGGACGCGCTTGCCGGTGGCTGCACCCTGTTTGACCTTGACCAGCTCAAACGCGAAAACAGCGCGGAAGACTTTAAAAACCTGTTTATGTGCGAATTTGTCGACGACAAAGCGTCGGTGTTCCCGTTCGAAGAGCTGCAGCGCTGCATGGTCGACGTGATGGAATCATGGGAAGACTTTGCCCCGTTCGCCGATTATCCATTCGGATCCCGCCCGGTCTGGATTGGCTACGACCCGTCACACACTGGCGACAGCGCTGGGTGCGTCGTACTCGCGCCGCCGGTGGTCTCGGGTGGCAAGTTCCGCATGCTGGAGCGTCATCAGTGGAAAGGCATGGACTTTGCCGCACAGGCAGAGGGGATCCGCAAGCTGACCGAGAAATATAACGTTGAATACATCGGCATTGACGCGACCGGCCTCGGCCTCGGCGTTTATCAGTTGGTGCGCTCATTCTTCCCGGCAGCGCGCGGTATCCGTTACACACCTGAAATGAAAACCGCAATGGTGCTCAAGGCAAAAGACACCATTCGCCGCGGCTGTCTGGAATACGACGCCGGGGCAACCGACGTCACGCAGTCGTTTATGTCCATCCGCAAAACCATGACCAGCAGCGGGCGCAGCGCCACCTATGAGGCCAGCCGCACCGAGGAAGCCAGTCACGCCGATATCGCATGGGCGACCATGCACGCCCTGTTAAACGAACCGCTTTCTGCCGGTAGCGGCATGCAGCCTAAATCTATTCTGGAGTTTAATTAATGAAAAATAACGTTTTCTCACAAAGCCAGATTCAGGCAATGGCCGACATTCTGCACTCTGACAGTTTTGACTATCAGGAAACATGGTTGCGGGTCGGTAAACTCAATATCGACCGCAGCATCACCAAATCGCGCCAGATTGGCGCAACGCAGCTTTTTAGCCGCGAGGCTCTGCTCGATGCTCTGACAACGGGCGATAATCAAATCTGGTTTGCTCACACCATTGAGCATGCGCGCGTGGCGCTGATGTACATGAATGACCTTTCGGCGCGTGTCGGTGTCCGTCTGGCAAGCAACGGCCACAGCCTGCAGCTCGACGACGGTGCGGTTATTAGCTTTGTCGGCGAGGAATCCCATTGCGCCGCGCTGGCGGGTAATGTCTACCTTGATGAATTCGGATGGTTCAATAACCCGATAAGAGCGGCCAAAGTCTCGGCGGCTATCGCCTGCCATAAACGCCACAGCCTGACGATGTTCACCTCGCCCTCTGATAACTTTGACGCTTTTCAGGTGTGGAACGGCACGTTACGCAGGCACCGACCATCACCGTTAATCACTACCGGCGACAGCGTATTCTGCACAGATGGTGTCTGGCGTCAGTCGGTCACGCTCGATGCAGCATGCCAGCGCGGGTGCAATCTCTTTTCGCCAGAGGAAATAAAACGCGAATACCGCGACGACGATTATCGCAGGCTGTTTGACTGCGACTGGTCTTTTGCTGTTGCAGCGGGTGAGGTGGAAGCATGAGCAAGCGCAAGCCACGTAAAGCAGTCACCATGACCGCCAGCGCCCCGCAAAAAATGGAGGCGTTCACCTTCGGCGAGCCGGTGCCGGTACTCGATAAACGCGACATTCTGGATTACGTCGAGTGCATCAGTAACGGCAAATGGTACGAGCCGCCGGTCAGTTTCTCCGGGCTGGCAAAGAGTCTGCGCTCTGCTGTGCATCACAGCTCACCGATTTACGTTAAGCGCAATGTGCTCGCGAGTACCTATATCCCGCACCCGTTGCTGTCTCGTCAGGATTTCAGCCGCTTTGCTCTCGACTATCTGGTTTTCGGCAATGCCTTTCTTGAGCAACGCCACAGCGTCACCGGCCAGTTAATCAAACTGCTGGCCTCACCGGCCAAATACACCCGACGCGGGGTCGACGACTCGATTTTCTGGTTTGTGGAAAATTTCACCCAGCCTCACGAATTCGCCCCTGATACGGTTTTTCACCTGCTGGAGCCCGACATTAATCAGGAGATTTACGGCCTGCCGGAATATCTCAGCGCGCTTAATTCCGCGTGGCTGAATGAATCCGCGACCCTGTTTCGCCGCAAGTATTACCAGAACGGCGCGCACGCGGGTTACATCATGTATGTGACCGACCCGGCGCAGAGCGCGACCGACGTCGAATCGCTGCGCGAGGCGATGCGTAACTCGAAGGGGCTCGGCAACTTTAAAAACCTGTTTTTCTACGCTCCCGGCGGAAAACCGGACGGCATCAAAATCGTGCCACTGAGCGAAGTCGCCACAAAGGATGATTTTTTTAACATCAAGAAAGCCAGCGCCGCCGACCTGATGGACGCGCACCGCGTACCGTTCCAGCTCATGGGCGGTAAGCCCGAGAATATCGGTTCACTCGGTGACGTTGAGAAGGTGGCAAAGGTCTTTGTGCGTAATGAGCTGTCGCCACTACAGGACAGATTCAGGGAGGTAAACGACTGGCTCGGCATGGAAGTCATCAGGTTTAAAAATTACAGCCTCGATAACCCGGAATAATCATCCCCAAGCCGCCGCGATGGCGGCTTTTTCATATCCCACCATCATCACGCCTCAGACACGCCACACGCGCACGACCACAACCGACCACCAACGAGCCGACAGTGACCATGACAGCGCCGTCACGACGCGCTCAGACGATAATTTTTAATAATGCGCACCACCGCTGGCGCGCAATGCTTTCCCCGCCACGCCTGCGCGCTTAACAGGTCGCTTCTGATGCAAACGCATTAACTCTGAATCCCGGATGAAGCCTGACAGGGCTGCCAGTGATAGCTATTTCAAAATGAATGCAAATTGATGCAACTAAATGCGCCAATCAGTCTTGAGGTTCTTTGAGTATTGATACAAGATTCCCCATGACTAAGGGAACCTCTGTGCTTAATTCGATGGTTCGCACATTGGCAAGCCAAACGAGGAAGAAAATGACAAATAAAATCGAACCAATCCAAACATCAGCATTAAGTTTTGACCCTGAGAACCCGCGATTTTACCGTCTCAATGACAAAGCAGGCTCCGAGGGAGTAGTGATATCAGAAATGCTTCAAGATGAAAGCGTTCAGGAACTGATGCTTTCAATTGGAGAGCAAGACTACTTTCCAGGCGAACCATTGCTAGTTGTTAGGGATGGTAAAAAAAATATTGTTGTTGAGGGAAACCGTCGTTTAGCAGCAGTGAAACTCCTGAACGGAGAAATAAAACCGCCCAGCAAAAAGAATAAAAGCGTACAACTTATTCGAGATGAGGCCACCTATAAACCGAAAGAGCTACCATGCATCGTATATAAAACACGCGAAGAAGTTTTAAGATACATCGGATATCGACATATAACCGGTGTAAAAGAATGGGACTCTCTTTCGAAAGCAAAATACCTCAAAGAGTTATTTGTTACATTCTATGAGGGAAAGAAAAAGAGCAAGGCTGATATACTTAAAGGCCTTTCAAAGGAAATAGGTAGTAAGCCATATTATGTAGGCATGCTTCTTACAGCACTGCATCTTTATGAAGTAGCAGCAGAAGATGACTTCTTTAATTTACCAATGACAGAAAAAGATGTTGATTTTTCATATATAACAACTGCGCTCGGCTATTCTAGCTTAACTGAATGGCTCAACCTAGAAGATAGAAAAGATTTTGACTGTGACGAAATTGATGAAGATAATCTCAAAAATCTTTTTGCATGGTGTTTCGTAAGAGATCAGCAAGGTAGAACAATTGTCGGTGAATCCCGAAGAATCTCGGATTTAGCAACTATCGTTGAATATCCCCGTGCAATTGAAAACTTGCTTAAGTCGTCAAATATAGATGAAGCATTTTTATACACTAATGGACAAGAACAGGCTCTTGACCAAGCGATTAATCTCGCAGAAACAAAACTGAGAGTTGTATGGGAAATGCTTCTCAGCACGCAGAAATTTTCTTCAAACCATCAAGAAAGAGCATCGCAATTATTTGATATATCCAAACAAATAAGAAATCATATTGCTAATGCTATCAGGGATGAGGAAGATGAAGAATGATTATTGGCTTAGATTCACTTCCCAAACTCGAACCATATTTATGGGCAGACTTCTTGGAGCTGAGAGCATCAACTTCTATTGATAAGTCCTACAGTAAAGGCGAGCTATCGAGCTTGATGCGAGCTCAAGCAGAGCCTGAAGCTCGAGATCTCAGTGACAAAAGATGGACTTATGCTGTTAACTTTATAAGAAATAGAATTGCTATTTTTGGCAAAAGCTACCCCTTTAAATTATCCGAAGATGGTGATACCGTTTATATAAAAAAAACTGACCATGAAAAATTGACACCATCTGAAAGATTATATTTGGCACTATTGACTTGCGCCAACATAAAATACATAGCACCAAGACGTAGAAAGCAGATAACCAATTCTTTTGAACAAATAAGTTTACCTGTATTCAAACAACTTATGCCACCTGGGATGGTAGTAAACCACTGCTGGGCTAATGCTGGGGCAAATGCCATCTATACCGGACTTTTGTACGATAAAATGATTCAAATCGCTAAAGATATTAGGTGCAAACCAAATTTCGAACCGGATGATTATGAACCAGGCGATACTGGTGATGGCGGCATTGATATTTTAGCTTATCATCCGATGGGTGATGACAGAGATTGTATACCTGTTGCGATGGTACAGTGTGGATGTTCTACAACCGAATGGGTAGCGAAACAGTTTGAAGCTCACCCTAGTAAGTTAGGTAACTTCTTACCAGTTAACCATGCATGGGCGTCTTACTATTTTTTACCGCAAGATTTACGTAAAGTTAATGGAAGATGGGCACACAGAAATGATATAGGCCAGGTTATATTCGTCGATCGCTTGCGTCTAATTAATTTATCCGCAAGCAACCGAAGCATAAACCATATCCAACACATAACATATGTGAAGGAACTTATAGAAACGGAATATGAAGAAGATTAATCCCATATCTCCGGTAAATTTCTTGCCACCACTTCAAATAGTGGTGGCGGAACAGCATTCCCCACAACAGTGTATTTCATATTCATAGAGGCAGCAGCTGTCTCAGGAAAATATAAATCATTAAAACCCTGTAACAATGCGGCCTCCCTATAGCTAAATCTCCTCGCTCGCTTTTCATTCACAAATCGCCATTTATCAGGGCCAAGTTTCTCAAGCTCTGGACTCATGGGATGGAGTGGCATATGACGAGGATTAGCAACTATAGTTTTCGAAATCTGCTCCCAACCTTGCCTGCGATTCCTTGAAAGATAGTACCAATGAAAATCTGAATCATAGAATTCGCCTTCAGGCCATTCGGGAAGATGACCAATAGCATCACGAATTGTAGTGAACGGTTTTAACCCCTCACCATGCGTTGGAGTAGGAAACTCATAATCTACACCCAGATCATCCCTTACGCCTACGATGAAGATCCGTTTCCTATCTTGAGGAACGCCATAATGCGAGGCATTTAAAACCTGTGACTTAACTTTATAACCAGCCTCTGTAAACACTTTAAATTGATCTTGCAACAAATGCTCAAAATTACTTCTAACCATTCCAGAAACATTTTCAACTATGAAGGCTTTTGGCTTGATTAAATTTAAAGCCCTAGCGAATTCAAGATATAACGTATTGATTTTTCTGTCCGCTTTGCGAACCCCACCTTGACTAAATCCTTGGCAAGGGTAGCAACCAACCAATAGTTCAGCAGAAGGGAACGATTCGATATTAGCAACACTTCCAAGGATGTAATCAGTTTCCGGATGGTTTGCTAAATAGACATCACGAGCATATGGCAAAATATCATTAGCCATAAGCACACGGAAACCTGCGCTTAGAACCCCCGCATCTGAACCACCACAACCTGAGAATAACGATACAACCGTTGGCATTAACGCCCTCCTTCTAACCGACTGCGCATTATAACTGAAGCAGGCATGCTGAAAAGATAGTTTTTACATGCGGCTATAATGCCCTTTTTGAGAGAGTATGGCCATAGCATTCAAAAAAAACCCTCCCATTTCCGCAACTTTCTAAATTTAAAGTCTTTTCCATCAAATCTTACTGTTGCACCGCGTGCCAGAACCTGAAGCTCCCAACGTTTAGCCTGAATCCCTTGCTGAGTTAACTCTAATACGATACGTGGAATCGTTTCTCTTTCAGCTTTTGTCATGCGACCCGATGGTGCAATCTCGTATGGCTTCAACAATGCGCAATCCCTTTGCTTTCGAATTGGCTTTCTCGAATGTTGTTTTAACGCGCCCCGTAGCACAGCGATAACATCCGGGTCTTCCCAAGTAAGTACTCCGCAATCAATCAGATTCAACACCGCTGTGGCTTGCTCAGACGGTGTGGGAGGCATAACTGGATCACTACCTCCGGTGATCTTTCCACAGTTATTGACAGGACTCCGAGGCGCGGCGATGCCGCTTTTTAAGGTCAAAGGCTCAACGGCTAAAACCTTTGGAACGATGCGCCATTCTGACGACCGGGTAATGTGAACGTGACGCGCGCCGAGGTGAGGCGCATAAATACCGACCACCCTCTCTATATCTTCCTCGTACTCGTTGACCTCATCGCTGACGCTACGGGCGACCCTGACGGTCTGGCCGTCACGCGGGACATTTGCGCCACCCTGAGCCATGATATACAGGTCGAAATCACCGCCATCAGCCGCCGCGCGTGCCGCTTCGACACGCTCGTCAAACTCGTCAGCAATACTGACCCCGCGAGGCAGTCTGCGCAGCTCACGGTAAGCGCCCATCGTCGGCAGGCCAATTGGCTTAAACTGAGGGATTCGCCACGTTGACGCCCATGCTGTAACAGCGGAGGCGGTATCTTTGAGCGGCTTTCCGGTATCGTTATCGAGCTCACCATCAAGCGCGTAACCGTCGATATTTTTTGCGATGTATTTCGCGATGTACCCTGCTGCACCGCCTTTGTTCAGGTGCTTGGCCTGAAAGCGGTTGCGGGCTGCACCGCGCTCGTCACCATCCTCTTTGAGAGCATAACGACGCATAATTTCGGTGATTTCTTTGCGCTGCTGGCGCTTGCAAAACAGCATCATGTGCCAGTGCGGCGTACCGTCGTGGTGCGGTTCAACAACGCGCATACCGTAGACCTGTAAGTCGTTATCTTTGAAAGCGGTACGCATCAGGCTCCAGATGCGGCACAGGTAACGCTGCGCATCCTTCGGGGTGTAAGCCTCTCTATTCCAGCCGTGATTAAGCTGTACGGTTTTTTCTTTCCCCTTCCCGACCTGACGCGTCGGGTGATACTTCGATGGCGTGGTCAGTGTGATAAACATACCGACATGCCCCTCAGCAGCGGCATAACGCTCAATCCCTGCGATAGTGTTCATCAGCTCCATGCGACGAATCTCAGGGTTTGAAATACTTCCCATGACCTTACTGATAAGGTCGATTCGCTCACCGGTGACTTTATTTTCCAGCTCGCAGGATTTCAGGTATTCGAGATTAGCCAGGCGGCGCGCGTGAACATCACGAATCGCCATTTTGCTCGCATAAGGTGAACGGTCTTTATTGACCTCACCGGCAGCGATGAGCAGCGCCTCGCGCCAGCGCATACGCTGTGCTTTGAGCTGATTGACCCACCACTCGTCTTTAATAAGTCGGGAAATTGCGGAAAATGCCATTCGGATCGTCATCTGACCCTTGCGGTATTTTTTCCAGTACATCGGGGTAAGATTAAAAGCGCGAGCAATACCGGCCACCTGACCGTATAAATGCGCCTGCGCCTCATCTGTGAATAGAGTATCTTTTCCGCCGTGTGCCTCTGCCCATGCGTCGCTTAACTCCTCGTATTTGCTCCAGAGTTGTGAGGCTATTCTGACCGCAAATTTTCTGAGTTCCTTGTCATTCATGTCAGGCAGGCGCGCAAACTGGTCACGCTCAGATAAAAACCCAATCGAAGCGGCTTCGTTCATCCCGCACAACTCATTAACACGCTCAAGACGCGGGAGCAGCTTGCGCTCAAATGTATTTTTGAGGAAATAAAGCCCACCCAAAGGGCTCTTTGTGCGGCGGATGAAGTTATAACGCGAAGTAAACATTGTTTGCAGGAAAAACGGCAGGCGGTCAATCCGATTTAAAACACCTTGCACCTGACGGAGTTCGGCACGTGTAAGGGGTCTGTCGCGGCCAATGGCCTCTCTGGATTTGTTCCACGGATAAGCACCGACGAAATTATCACCGGTGCTTTTTGAAAACGGCGGAGGTGGTGAGGGGGCAACGCGCCCCCGCGTCTCAATAGCCATTTGTGTCAAATGCCTTTAAGCACTGCTGACTAAGTTGCTCAACCTGAGCGCTCAACGCTTCAAAAGAGCCAACACTACCGCTCAAAATATCGTGCTGAATCAAACCGGAAACGAGCTGGTTTAATTTGGGGTAATATCCGACAACATCCAGCCACTCTTTACCGGCATTCTTCCCTGTTTCGGCGGTTTTTTTCTCCTGCAAAATGAATTGAAAACGGTCACTTGTGACGACATAGCGCCCGCCAATCTCGATACGAATGCTCATGCCTGCCCCCGAAAGTGTTTAGCTTTTGATTCAAACGCTGACTGACAGTAGACACAGCGTGTCGCCGACGGATATGCCGCACGGCGGTCGGCAGGGATTGGTGCGTCACATTCTTCGCAAACAAATGCAGCAGCGCCGCACGGTTTCACCCGAGCGGCGTTAATCTGGCGAGTTAGTGATTCTGTCTGTCGCTCCTGAATGTGATCCATATAATCCGGCATTGATTTAGCTCCTCTCTTTGTTCAGTTTTTTAAGCTCACCAGTGCAGTAACCGGTCAGCTCAATGGTTAATTTCGATAATTCATCAACGGTGGTGATTCGCTTATGAAAAACGGCGCGTTTCACAAGCAAATTAACCACATCCGTCAGGAGATTTAATTCACTCGAATAAATAGCGATAGTTGATTCCGTCATTATTCCGGTTTCTTTATCGCGTTTAATGTTGGCAAGCGATAATTCACCGTTTTTCATAACCGCAATCTTTAGCCAGTTATTAAGTAATACGGATTGCATCAGAGACATTAAAGAGTCTCCTCACGAGAAAGGCCGATATTATGAAACTTGATGGATTCCTGACTGAGCAACTCGACAATCTCAACGCGCGACAATTCAGCGCCAGCTATGTGACGGATTAAGCCGTCCAGATGAGAGGAAAAGCGCGTCGCCGCATCGGCCTGCGCTTCGGCTCGAGCCTGTTGCAGCATTAATGAGAAGTTACCGCGCTGCTTTACTGTTACTGTATGCATGACTTTCTCCAGACAAAAAGAAGCCCCGCACAATTAAGTGCGTAAAAAACTACGGTTATTTATTTAATGCAGATATTGCTCAGGCTTTACCGAGGTTAATATTGTTGGTGCATATTCAAATAAATTAAAAAGCTCCCGCAACGCACGAAATAAAGCATCACGCCAATAACATGAACCTTCATTAATACGCCAGTAAGGCTGATTAAATTCTTTTTCAGTTAATCCGGCATGCATAAACAAAGTGCGGCGTTGGCTGACCGTCAAAAAACTAATATACGCATACTCGCTCGCGCCAACCTGTCGACGTCTGGAAAATGCAGCACGCAGCTCATCAATAGCGCAAACTAATCGTTCACGGTCTACATCGTTCATTTCTTCAAAACGCATCGTCGCGTGACGTTGCTTTAACTGAGCATGAAAACAAACGGTCAGGCGCTCACGTTCCATCATCTGATTGTAAAAATCGCAACTATCCTGCCAGCGAGGCGCGGCCAGATATTTACCAATCAGACCACGCAGAGCTGCAGGCTGTTTCTCCACGATACCAAGTGTCATTACAGGCATTTCCAGAACCTCCGGGATTTCAGAAAAGCAAAAACGGCGCTTATAGCGCTCGGTTTTTTGGTGCGGATGATGATGCCCTTGCGCCCTCTGCCGTGGGTGATAGTGAAATCCATCGCCCTCGGACTCTCGTTACGCAATAACTGAGCAATGCAACGAGGCTCATTCATAATCAAAGTCCCATCCAAAGCAGCCACGCGTCACGTTGTTCTACCGGGCGGTTGTAGAACGCCTCACGTACACCACGATTGAACTCAGGAATAAAAACCAATTTGTCGCCAGCGCGGGCATTTGGTTTAGTTGGATCACGAAATTCGACGACCGGCAGCTTGTTAGCTTTGAGCATTTCAACCACTGCTGTGCGCGGCTTTCCAAGCAATTCTGCGAATTTATCAGGGTGTACCGCGTCAATCGGGTACTGAATCACATAGTTATTTGCATCCATAAAACACACCTCTCATGCTAACCTTGCTGGATCCAGACCCTTTAAAACCGCTCAGGAACGTTCCTGACAGTCTGGAGCCATGCCTCAAAAGGTTTCCAATGGGTTACCTTTTGCGGTGAATATAGTCACCAATGGGAGTCCTTGTCAATGGAGTTAGGTCAAAAACTTAAAGCTCTGCGTAAAGCAGAAGGGCTAACACAGAAGAGTTTCTGTGAGGCTTGCGGTCTTGCATTAGGAACCGTTAAAAATTATGAAGGCGGGTATAAATCTCCGGGCATACAAGTGCTTATGCAGGTAACAAACACCGCCAGATTTCAGAAATACACGCTTTGGCTAATGACAGATAAAACTGCCCCGCAAGCTGGTCAGATAGCACCAGCTTTCGCGCACATTGGGCAAGAACCAACAGAACCAGACCACTCCGAGAAACAGATTGGTTAACATTATATAAACATTACATTTTCACTATTTGTTACCAAAATGGTGATTACAGCGCCGGAGGGCTTTCTTATGGCAATTAAGAAGCTCGATGATGGTCGCTATGAAGTGGACATAAGACCGCGCGGTCGCGATGGAAAACGCATCCGCCGGAAGTTTGAAAGAAAGGCTGAGGCCATTGCTTTTGAGCGATACACAATCGCGAATGCTAGTCAGAAAGAATGGACAGGCCAGCGAGCAGACCGTCGAACTTTAACGGAATTGCTGGACGTTTGGTGGAAGTATCACGGGCAAAATCACGAGCATGGAACAAAAGAATTTAACCACCTGCTCAAGACAATCAGCGGTATAGGTGATATGCCAGTGAGCCGGATGAGCAAAAGGGCTCTGATGGATTATCGTTCTACACGTTTGCACGATGGCATCAGCGCCGCGACGATAAACCGTGACGTGTACCGATTATCAGGTATGTTCACCAAGTTAATTCAGTTGGATGAGTTTTCCGGGCAGCACCCAATTCACGGACTGCCGCCGTTGGCGGAGGCCAACCCGGAAATGACATTTCTGGAAAAATCAGAAATCGAAACACTGTTAAATGTTTTGGTTGGGGATGACTTACTTGTCGCGCTTTTATGCCTGAGCACCGGCGGAAGATGGACGGAAGTTGCCACGCTGAAACCAGCGCAGATAGCAAGTTGCAGGGTTACTTTTTTGAAAACCAAAAACGGCAAAAAGCGAACCGTGCCGATTTCTGAGGAGCTAGAGAAAAAAGTTAAAAAGGAGGCCAGCGCTAAATTGTTCAAAGTCGATTATGAGAAGTTTTGCGGGATTTTACGCAGAGTGAAACCTGATATACCACCCAATCAGGCAACCCATATCCTGCGGCATACATTCGCAAGCCATTTCATGATGAACGGAGGCAACATAATTGCGCTACAGCAGATTCTCGGGCATGCGAGCATTCAGCAGACAATGGCCTACGCGCACCTTGCGCCTGACTACCTGCAGAACGCCGTCGCACTGAATCCTCTTAACGGTGGAGTGACGATATAA